TTATGCACTTTGCTGAAATATTTGTTGAATATCTGGACGGATTTCCATTTTTAATCGTTGCATAGATGTATAAGAATCTAATATACGTCTTGGGTAATTATTAATCCAGTCTTCAATTTCACTTATGCGATTCTTTGAATACTTACCGATCGCACTTCCTTTCGGAATAAACCGACGAATCAATGTGTGCATTTGTTCATTACTGCCTCTTTCATAAGAAGCATATGGATGACAATAGTAGACATTCGTACNGAACACGAGGATTTTGCATTTTAGAAATAATAAACTCAATAATATCTGGATGCCAGTCAGAAAGCATAATCATTTGCGCTCCACGACGGCTTCCACCTTGTTCCACTAAATGAGTTAATTTTGCAATATCATCTAACCAAGAAACAGATCCTGATGATTTCCCATTAACGCCACGAGCTAGTGCATTACGAGGACGAAGTGTAGAACCATTTGTTCCAACTCCTCCACCACGACTCATAATTTCCATTACCTCTTTACGGTGATCAGAAATCCCACCACGAGAATCAGGAATAAGGGGCATCACATAGCAGTTAAAATATGTAACATCCGTTTGAGAACCTGCACCATAAAGCACTCGTCCCGCAGGAATAAAGTTTAAATTCATTAATTGATTATAAAATGCATCAAAGGAAGCTTTTTGTTTTTCTTCAGTCTCTTCAATTTCCGACAATCCAGTAGCATTTCTTTTGGCAATTTGTTCATAATAAAGTTCAAGAGGTTTTTCAATCACGTCTAAACTTCTTATAACCATTCCTGTTTGTCGCTCTTCTTCATCTTCAATTGTGTTAAGATACTCGTTTTCAACAAGAACTTTAGCTTCATTTTTGTCCCAGTTTAACTCTTTTACAGTACCAATACCTCGAGCTGGATATTTAGGATCATTTTTGANCAGTAAATGTATTCTTAGAAGCTGGAGCGACCGTGGTATCTGCTGATGTGGCCTATCAGGAAGATTCATTAATCCAAGAAAAAGAAAATCTCTATACCAATTACTTGGATATTTCCAGTGAAAAATCTGTACAAACTATAGTTGACCAGATAACCAACCAATTTCATACCATTGATATTTTAGTTAATTGTGCGGGTATTTCCACAATGGATTATGTTATCAATAGTCAAACGGTCGATTGGGAGAAAACATTAGATATTAATGCAAAAGGGACCTATTTGATTTCTAAAGCAGTTGGGAAAAAGATGTCTGAGGCAAATATAGAAGGAAGAATCATCAATATGGCTTCTCAAGCAGGAAAAAATGGCTATACTGCTATGGGAGCTTACGTGGCTTCCAAACATGCAGTCATAGGATTAACCAAAACTTTAGCTAAAGAACTCGCGCCAAAAAACATCTTAGTTAATGCTGTTTGTCCAGGAATTGTGGAAACGGATATGAAACAAAGAGAGAGAATAGATGGAGGTAAAATAAGAGGTATTACTCCAGAAGAAATTTTCCAAGAAGATAACGCTCAAATTCCTTTNATCAATTCCCTTCTTATTTGTTACACTAAGTATATCATGGTTACAAGTTACTGTCAATAGTTTTTTTAAACTTTTTTATTTCTTTTTTCTAGGTGTTTTGCTTCCTTAACTTGTTAATACAAGTATATCATGAAGCGGTTATTGTGTCAACAATTTTTTAAAAGTTTTTTAACTTCTTTTTTTAAGTGTTCCGCTTCCTTACTACACTCTATATATTACAGTATAATGATATAAAAGTCAATAGATTTTTGAAACTTTTTTAAATAAATTATTTTGAAGAAAGGTATTGACAAACCGTAGGAATTATTATATAATGGAAGTGGACGGTTATTTTTTTATAAAAAAGGACGGACTCCCCCCGAAACCCCTTCTTTGGTCTTGGGCTCCTTAACCTTATATCTATATTATACTATGTATTGTAAGAATTGTCAACACTTTTTATAAACTTTTTTAATTAATTTAAGTATTGACAACCAGTAGCAAAATTGATATAATTAAGATGATACCATAAAATACCTATAATTTTTTTATATAATATTATTTTTATACTAAAATTATCGTTCACTTCATTATCTCAAAAATATTCACATTTGTCAAGCCCTAATTTAAAATAAAATAACCGCTTCAAGAATTTAATCCGAAGCGGTTTATATAAATTTTTTATTTCATGATATTTAGTAATGTTGTATGTAATTCTTCAATATCTGATTGGTCTACAATGTACAATACACCGTTAATCTTGATGCTTATAGCTTCTTGTCCGTAAACTTCAATTAAACGTCTTACAATTCCTTTTAATTCAACTGTCATGAATTTTGCATTGTCTTGCATGTAGTACCATTCAAGATTTAAGTTGTTATCTTCCATGATACGTTTTTCATCTTCTGAATACCATTGACCTTTGATTTCTGTTATTGTACATCCGCCCGCTTCTATTGTGATACTATTTACATACTCTTGAATACGTTTGTCCGCAATTTCCACGCCGTTGTTATCCTCTTTAGGTATAATAATCTCAATTTTATTTTGTAGTTTAAACATTTTCATCAATTCCTTTTCTCTTTGATTTGTTAATACAAGTATATCATCTATATGCTAGATTGTCAACAGTTTTTTTAAACTTTTTTTTACTAGGTTGGAAGCGGTTTGACCGCTTCCCTTACCTTACAATTTAATAATAACATGCTAGGTCTTGAAAGTCAAGCCTTTTTATTAAAAGTTTTCAATTTCTTTTTTAGTCATTTTATCATGACCATGTTGCATAATAAATTCGTTCACATGTCTTGCAGTAGTTTGTGAGTAGTAACCAATTTCTACAATGTTATTGTTTTCATCTAATTCACAAACATCTGTGTTATAGCTTGTTAAAATCTTGTGACCGTTGTCCAATACGTCTACGACTGCTTTTCCGTAAAAACTTTTTTGTGTACTGTAAATGCTTTCTAATTTGTATGTGTTATTCATAATTAATCAATTCCTTTTCTGTTTTATTTGTTATCTTAATAATATCATGGTTTCAAGTTACTGTCAATAGTTTTTTTTAAACTTTTTTTATTTAGGTTAGAAGCGGTTTGACCGCTTCCCTTACCTTACAAATTAATAATATCATGTAGTGCTTAAGTTGTCAACACTTATTTTGAATATTTTACAATTTTATTTGCTTTTAGAAATGTAACATCTTGACGGTAGTTTTTTAATTCTTCTGCAAATCTTTCATTATTTTTCATTCCGATTAAGTTTAAAGTTGTTGTAATTTTTTTCATTTTTCATCAATTCCTTTTCTGTTTGATTTGTTACCTTAATATTAACACGTTGTTTCTAGGTTGTCAATAGTTATCTAATAAAAATATTTATATTATCTTGAATTCTGATAAGATAATCAATTGTAACAACAATTCCAGTAGTACCGAATAAAGTAACTAGCTTGTCTGTCAGTGGTGTAGATTTATATTTTTTATTATTGAATTTAAATTTTATCATTTTGTGTTACCTCCTAATTAATTTGTATCTAAATTATAACATACAGTAAATAAAACTGTCAAACATTAATTTTTATTTTTTTCTTCCATGTAACCATAAATAAAAGCACTCATCATCACAAAACCAAATATAAATATCATTTCTTTCAACTCCTTATCTTGTATCTAAACTATAACATATAATACTAAATAAAGTCAAACATTAATTTTAAGCCCTAGAGAGCAAAGAGAAGTCCATTCTGTATACATTCAATAATAATTAGGATAAATACATCATATAATAGAAGAAACTAAATAAACACACTCCAAAGTACCCTGTATAAGATAATACAATGAAGCGGTTAAAATAGAGCATAAAAAAATAATTTAAAAAAGTTTTAAAAACCTATTGCAATTTATATCAAACTGTAGTATCATTATAAGTGAAGTAAGAAAGAGGAGACCAGCCTGATAACCTCTATAAACCTCGGATAGGTTGGGGAGAAGGCACCCCCTAAACTCATTTAAGTAGTAGACAACTCTATAAATTATTTATATAATTCCCCTAGAATACAATTGAACACAATATAAAAACTTTTTTATATATAAAAAAGTCATCTCACTTTAATTATACACCTATTTTAACCACTTGTCAATACCCAATTTTACACTATTTTGTTATTGACATTCATGCCGAATTTTGATATAATGGAATTGATGACCTAAAATACCTATAATTTTTTTATATAATACTATTTGAATAGAAGCGGATGCAATATATTAATTACTGAATAAGGTTGCCCGATTCATATCTGTAGCAAATCCTTTAGTCAATTAATACGTTACCATATTAAAGTAAACTATATAATTTTTTTTATATAATAACAAATGAATAGAAGAGGTCATAAACTAATAACTATTGAATAATGTTATATACAACTATATAATTTTTTTATATAATAACAAATGAATACAACCGCTTCAAATACTATAAGAATATTATACAATTGATTACAAGCCATTAGCCAACGAATACAATTCATTAACTATTCATTAGTACACAATATAATATCATTAGCATTGATTAGCCCACAATTAGATAGTAAAATTATAGAATAAAATAAGTATTGAAGCGGACACAATACAATAACTATTGAATAATGTTTACTACAATAAGTTAAAAAGTTTAATAGGTGGGTAGGCAATATAAATATAATGTTATCTTATGGGGTGGTTAAAGAATTCCCAGGTTCTAATATATTTTAGTTATTCTATATTTTAGTTATTCTATAAATTATTTATTCTATAATAAAGTTATCCTATAATAAAATTATACAATATAAAGGTTAAATAGTTCCTGTAGTATCTTATAATAAAGTTATTCTATAAATAAGTTAATCAATAAATAAATTAATCAATAAATAAATTAATCAATATTAAGGTTATTCAATTTTTCTTTTATTCTATACAGTAATTAATATATAATTTTTTTATATAAATTTAAACAAATAAAAAACCCTAGGAATCTAATCCCAGGGAATTCTATAATTTTTTTATATTATTTAAATATATTGTTTTAATTCTTGCATATTATGAGAAACTTTTTTACTAACATAATAATTAGATAATTTTTTTATAATTTCCCACTGTTCGTTTATTTCATCTACAATAATAAATTCGTTATTATTTAATTCATATACTATAGGTTCATCATAAACATATAATAAATTTTCCAATTCATTTTCATTTGGTTCAGTTGTAATCAATTCATTTTCTAATACATAATAATTTTTTGTCATTTTAAATCAATCCTTTTTTTATAATTTTTTTATATTTCTAACATTGCATTTAAATCTTCTAACACTTCAATAATATAATTATGAAATAATATAGGTGTAACATTAGAATTTTTATATAACTTTTCTTCATCTGTTATAATTGCATTATTTAATGCTATGCTATCTTGAATTTGAAAATAATTATTTAATTCTTTTAATTCATTTAAAGTTACATCATAATTGAGTGCAATTCTATTTATTTCTTCATCAGTTCCAAAAAGTACAATTTTAATAATTTCATTTAATTTTTTATTCATAATATCATATCCCTTTTTTATAAATTTTTTATTTAATTCAGAAGCGGTTTTAATTCTTAACCGCTTCATTATGTCTTGCTTCTGCTTCTGCATGAGTATCAGGGAAATCGAACGTGCGGACTGTTTTGCCAAATTCTGATGTTACAGTCGTTTTAGTGTGGTAGTAACCAAAGATAGTATATTTTTTATTTGTACGTCTCTCACCTTTCCAACGTTCATCAATAAAGCTAGTTTTGAATTGGTCATGTGTTAAGTACATTTCTATTGTTTCACCGTCTAAATTTGTGTAAGTCATTTTAATTGCTTTCATTTGGTTTAAGTTTGTCATAATAATCAAATCCTATTCTATAATTTTTTTATATAATTCTAATATTCGTTATTTGCTAGGTGGTTTGTCTTATTTGTTATCTTAATAATAACATGTATCTTGTAAGCTGTCAATACTTTTCTTTAACTTTTTTAAAAAGTTTTTTTAAGATGTGCTTGATTACCTTACAAATACAATTTTACTACAGTTTGTTTAGTGAGTCAATAGCTTTTTTAAATTCTTTTTGCAATTTCTCAATTTCTTTTTTATCTTGCTTGAGTTTCTTAAGTAGTAAACTCATAATATATTGCCCCCAATTCTATAATTTTTTTTTATTTAATTTCCTTATTTGCTTAAGTTCCTTTTTGATTACCTTACAAATACTATTATATCAAGTTATAAGATAATTGCAATAGTTTTTTTAAATTTGGTAGTGCTTTAACGTGGTAAAAGGTTAAAGCACTTTTTTTTATTTTGCTACAATCCCATCAACTAAAGTTAAACCATTTATTTTTTCAATTATTTTAGTTACGGTAATATTATATTGTGTATCATTTAATTCACTTTCTATATAATCCCCTACAACTAAATTATTTTTTTGTACTTTTACGTTTTTTATAATTTGAACAGTTTTCATATTTTATTTTCTCCTATTCTATAATTTTTTTATTTAAATATATTAATCAAGAATTTCAATTTGATTAATTATTTTTTGATTTCTAATGATATATAACATTCTATTAATATATAAAAATGTTAAACCGTATTTATGAAACATCGTTCCATATTCTTGTGGTAACTGTTTTTTAAAAAACTTTTGTTTCTGATAAAACTCAACGTAACCCTGTTTGGTTTGTATAAGTAACTGCAAATATTCGCCTTGTGGTTTACCATATACGATATAATTTTCATTACGTCTGTCTATAGCACCATATAAACCAAATACCCCTATTATATTTTGTATATCTTTATTCTTTTTCAATTAAATCACCTTCCGTATTTTTTAATAAGTTATCTATTTGTTATCTGTCTAATACTATACATGATATTAATATAAAAAACAACCCCCCAAATTAAAGAAATTTTTTTAGGTCTTAATTTTTGTTTTATATGGAAGAAACTGGAAATTAAGCAAAAAATAAATAGTATAATTTTTTTATATAATTCTGTATATAAGACAGACAGACCCCTCTAATTATTATGATAAAGGATAATACCCGATTTGTCAATACACAATTTTACACTTTTTTTAAATTGTCATAAAGTGTAAAATTTCTCATTTAATTTATTTAAAAGTATTGAAATTATATATCAATCTGCTATAATAGTATTTGTAAGGTAATCAAACAACCTTAACAAATTAAATGAAAAGGATTGATATATAATGAAAATTTACAATGAGGACAACACACAATTAATCGAAGTAATAGACGGATTAGACAACGGTCTAGCAATTAGCCAAACATTTAGAAATAGCACATATGAATTCTATAAAGAAAATAATAATATTCTTGTAAGATTAGACAGTGAAACAATTGGGCATATTGAGAGAATTCCATATGGCACATATGAACAGTTAAGATTTGAAGATTGGGACACTGAAAAAATTCTAATAATTGAATGGTTGGATGAGTTAGATGCTTATATTTTTGAATATGAAGTTTAATATATAAAAAAATTATAGAATACACTGGGAATAATATTCCTGGTGTATTTTTTATGTTAATTAAATTTTTTTATAGGGCGATATTTCTTCATTCCTACTTATGCTTTTTACGATTTGATAAAAGTTAGAATATACTTATGCTTTTTACGTTTTCAATTTACTTCTAAATATGAATTGGAAATACTAGAAACATACTTAGGCTTTTTTACGATTGGACAAAACCTCATTCCTACTTGTCTTTTTTACGTTTTGATATTTCTTTATTCATACTTATGATTTTTACTCTTACAGAGACACTACAGAGTGGTCTCCTTGGACTTCATTTCATTTTAGGATTAATCCTACCTTCTTTATTCATACTTGTCTAAAACAAGCTCCTATTATCTCTCTGATTAAACATAAAAAAAACTACCCAACTTAATGAGTAGTTAACATTTATGGTATAAGTAAATCTAGTTCTTCTATTGTTTCATATACTAATGGTTCTTCATCGAGTATTTCATATCCATTATTATCGTATGCTCGAATAGTAATTTTATTGTAATTTTCATGAGGTTTAATAATAGTAATCGCATCCTTACTTTCAATTGCTACAAAATTAACTTTATCATCCTTGCAATCAATTGAATAAGTAAAATAACATGAGTCTAAATGTTTTATAACCTCTTCGATTACATCATCTACTAAAGCATTTTCACTTATAACAGAATTTAGTTCTTCAATACTACCAATTTCTACTGATTTTACGTACCCTACTAAGTTTGATAAATACAACTTACCTTTATTCTCGAAAAATTCTAAGTCTCTTCCAGGAAATTTTACACTAATTTTATCACCTGTATCATCAAAAGCATAGCCTGTATCAACTAAATAATTGAAAACCTTAACTAGCTTATCCTCTTTTAAAATACTACCAATCTCTTTTTGTACATTCCTACTTAGGAAAGTTTCTAATTCTTGAGAAGTCATTTCAAAATTTAGGTCTCCGATAAATAAAACGAAGTCTTTTTCTGAACCTTTATTTATAACAATCTCTTTACTATCTAACTTGATATATACTTGGAAATCTCCTGATAAATATTCAAGGTCAAAATCTAGTTCATACTTGTCTAAAAGTGATTCTAGTTCTACTAGATTCTCATTCTTAATTTGCTTAATAATATTATTTAAAGCAATTTTTTCACCTTCAATATCAAATAATACTGCATCTATACTTGTGACTTTTGAACCTATATATTCCTTTACGTTTTTTTTAAGTTTCTCGTCACCTTCTATTCTTTCTGTAAGTAAATCATCTAATAATTCTAGTACCTTTGTTTGGTATCTTGTTTTATTTGTCATTATAAATTCCTCCTAATTTTTTAATAGTAATAATATACTGGTGTTGTCCATACTTGGTATGAATGATATACAACACACAGTGAAAATGCTAATAACATTAATTGAAACCAAAGTTGTTCTTTATCTCCAACTTGATAACATTCCCATACATTTCTTAATAAGTATACTGAAGCCATGATACTAATAATCATTGCAAATCCCATAGTCTTTTCACTCCTTATTCCTACTTGTCTTTTTTACCGAATCTCTCTTGTGCTAATTTAGACATTTGCTCTCTCGTCTCTTTCTTAACAGGTTTTCTAAAGCTAATTAAGTCCTCTTCTAATTTTACTCTAATATATGTTGGTGTACCATTTTCATATTGTTCTACAACCTCTGCTTGAGGGTATTGTTTTAGTATTTTTGTGATGTGTTTCCTAGTTGAACTCTCGATAATCCAACATCCATTTAGTGCATCCCATACACAAACTGTTTCCATCTCTTCTTTAGGTACACCTGTTTCTGTTATTTTAACCATTTAATTTTCCTCCTATCATCCTTTAATATTACTAATTAATTCTTTGATAGCTACATACTCAGGTGCGAATATTCCTATAATGTTAAAACCAATCAATAAAAGTCCTACACATGCTAATATTGCTATAATTAACCAACCTGAAATAGCTATTGTTGTGCTTGAGTCTAATACGTATACGTCTGAGTCATTTAAGGAACTTTTCTCCCCTAACTTATCAATAGTTCGGTCTGCATACTTAAATACAAAAGGAATAATAGCTAAACATATTAAACCTATTAGGGTATACACTATACTAGAAGCCCAAACCCCTTGTACATATGTTTCAAATCCTTGGCTACTTATGTCTTTCAAATACTTTCCTACTTCATTAATCATTTTATCATCCATTTAATTCTCCTCCTATATAGTTAATACTTCTAATTGAATCTACCATTATTATAGTATAACCTTCTATGTTATGCAAGTCATTTTTAACTTTATCTACGTTTTTATTCAATGAAACAAATATAATTTTTCTCGTATCATCGATGTAAATATCCATACCATCTTCATTATTTGTTAAAATCGTATTTTCTTTTTTATTCAACAGGTTCACCACTTTCCTCATAATAACCTTTCTCTTGAAACTTTCTTTCTTTTTCTCTATTTTCTTCTACCTGACGATTTACGCCCTCTTTCCATCTCTCGTATTCACCTTCTTCGTAACCATAACTTCCTCCACTAAATTCTATTAACTCTTCTTCAGCTTCCTCTGCGTGAGGGTCTACCCATTCATCTTCAGATGTATCAACAGTAGCTCCATTTTCTTCATAAGGTACTTCTTCTAGTTTCTCCTGTCCACCTTCTTCTTCCCACCAAGGTACGTTAGGGTCATCTTTCTTTGTTTCTACTTGTGTTTTTTCTTTTGTTGGTTCCTCTTTACTTACTTGTTCTTCATTTCCACATGCTCCTAGTAACAATACACTACCTATAACTAAACTTCCTAATAATTTTTTCATTTAAATCGTCTCCTTTTATTTGGTATATACTTAGTATAAATGATTTCTATAAGATTGTCAATACTATTTTTTAAATAAATCTACTAAAGAATAAATACTACTTACAATGATAGTTAATAACACTAATAATACTACGAAGCCTGAGAATATACTTCCAATTGTAATCATTCTAACACCTCCTAATTGATTATATATTAAATATAACATACCCGCTTCATAGCTGTCAAGAATAGAAGCAGGTATTTCATTTCACTTATTCTTCTGTATGTTCTTCATTTAAGCTTAACACTGTTCTTTTATTCAAATTAGTTGTATTTCTATCATAGTAGCCTTTAAGGTTTTTAATCTTAGTGTTATTCTCAAGTATAACTTTATTAACACTATAAGATTTATTATCCATGAAATTGTACATATCTATTAACTCATATATTTTTTCATATATTTTTGCCTGTTCAAGCATTAATTTTTTTCTGTAACTACTTAATTCATTTGTTTCTTCTTCTAGTTCTTGTATCTTATCTTTAAACGGTTCGTTATTCAATAGTTCAGTAATATACTCTTTATCAATTTTAATTTCTTCATTCATAATTATCTCTCCTATTTAATTTGATATAATATTTCTTTTATAGCATAGATTTCTGGTACGCTTAGTCTCATAACCCCAGAGTATACTAAGAATATAGATGATATAATCCCAATAGCAGATACCCCAAATAATAACACTACGATAATTATTCCAGAATCTGTAAACTCAATATCTTCAAAATAATCAATTTCAAAAACACTATTGTCTCTATCTGTTCTTTTAACTTTACTGTATTGTTTTTTGATAAATAATACAGTAAAAAATACAAATAGTAAAATCAAGAAAGCTCCTACAAGCTGACAAATACCTGTAATAATTTCATATTTAATCAATGAATCCCAAGCATGTGTACCTAACCCATTTAACTTCTCACTCAATACGTCTACTCTATCTAATACCTTATCTTCTAGTTTCATTTGTTTCCTCCAATTTTAATTTTTTTAATATCTAGATTAAACTCTACCATTCCTTTATCTTCTAAACCAAAGATTTGGAAAGTATTATTATCTTTATACAATACAAACTTATCTTTAACAACTTTCATATCCATATCTTCATCAAACATTGATTGAATATACTTAAGAACTGTGTTGTGTCCTGTAAGTTCTTTTAAGTAACTCTCTACGTCTTTACGTGTTAGGTAAGAATTATTCAATTTATAAATTCTAGTTCTAACTGTTCCTGCACCAATAAACATATTGTCTACATGACAGTTCGTTCTATCTCCGTCTTTAAAACATACATTACCTGTTCTAATATCTCCACGTGACTGACTAATCAATTCTGGAAATGTACTTGCGATTAAGTGTGCTCTTGAGTATGATGTTTTCTTAGGATGTAGGAAATATACAATTTCATGAGCAGTGTGCTTAGGATGATACTTTCGTGTCATAGTCCCTTTAATCAATTTCTTAGTTTTTCTATTACGAATCATTCCATTTATATTCGCTTCAAATAAACTATTTTGTGGGATAACCCTCCAGCCTGTTTCAGGTTGGATTGAGCTATCTAAATGTTCTCTTGTCTTCATAATCATTCTCCTCCTATAAATCTATCGTTTTACTCCCAAAATCCCCATTCATTATTTTCTTTTTCTTTTACAATATAATTATAACTTACTTCATCTAACCCATCATCAAGAAATTCTTTTAATCTTTTCTTACGATTAATTAAAACATGTAAGTTTCCATTATTAGCCATTTGTGTATCTTGATAATTATTTATATACTCACTATCCCAATCCCAATCAACAAAGTATTCTTCTTTTGAATCATAATATGCAACTTCTATACTTGTTATATCTTCATGTTGCATCAATCTTTGAGAACAACTAAGAATTTCTTTATCATCTTCGTTAAACATTCCTAATGTTTTAATTATTTCTGGTTTAATAATTTCTAAATATATACTATTAGCAGTTTGTATCTTATCAATAGCATTGATTGCTGTTCGTCTTACGCTCATATCTACATCTTCAATAATTATGTTTCCTAAATGCTTAGTTGGAATCTTTATATATTCACAGTTTTCTAAAACTAGCACTATTTCTTTTACTTTTGTCATAATGTTTTTCCTCCTAATTGTAGATTGTGATAATTATATATGTCCTTTGTTACGCTCTTAATAAAATATTTAATAGCAAAGTCTTCATTACCTTCTTTAACTCTATCATAACTAAACTCTGGTGTTACAAAGATAACAAATCCTCCTAAATCTATCCCATTATCAAACACATCAAATGTAATCATTTCTCCATCAAAAGTTTTAATTCTAAATTCCTTATCTGTACCTAAATTTTTAGGGAAGTGCATTTTCCCTTGTTCATATAACCACTCTACAGCAATTCCAAATAGTCTTTCTACATTTTCTTTACTTAACATATTAATCATTCCCTTTCTTAATTTGTACATTAAGTATAACATGGTAAGAAAGAAGAGTCAATAGTTTTATCGAGTAATTTTAAATTGTTTTGTCTTTAAGTCTACCTTAAATCTGTAACCTCTAAATTTAAAGGCTCGTTTAAGATACTTAACGTCCTCTTTCGTTAACTCCAGCTCTAAAAACCCTACAGAACGATATAGAGAACCATTGTCTCTAAAATCTTCCGTCTCTTTTAGCATAAAATTATCTAGTTTATCTTTATCCATACTAAACCTCCTTAAATGGTAATGTTTTTGAGTCATCTAGTTCTACTTTACCTGTAGTGTTATTGTATACCATATCAGGTACTTCTTTATGTTTAAAAGGTAGAATATTTTTACTCTCTTCTAGAATATCTTTAATATTGCGAAGTAAAAGCTCATACTTTCCAAAAGAACCATGTCTTGTGTCTAAATCATTCTTATTATAACTATATTGTTTATGGAATGGTTTAACTTCAAAGTAATACGTATTGAATTCATTAAGGTATTCAAACTTCATTGTATAGTCCTCTTCCACAACTAAAGAATCCATATCTAAATTAAATCCATTAATACGTACATTCATCATACTTCTGAAAGCATCTGTAAAGTTAGATAAAACATAAAGTAGCTTACTTTCAATCTCTTCTAATGCAGGGTTAATTTCAGCTAAGCTATTAACTCTTTTATAATAACTATCAAAATATTCTTCATTTATAACATAAGAATGTATACCTCTAGAAAATATGTCAGATTTAATAAGCCTATTTCCATGGTAAATCTTTACTTCTTCCTTTGGGTCAAACATTCTAGTAAAATCTTGAATGGTTATAGGTATATGGTTATACTCTAAAAGTAACTTATTATCTTCTTCACCTACAATTAAATCTTTAAAGTTATTTTTAATATCTAAGAATAAATTAAAATCTTCTTTATATGTTTTAATTTGTTTTAACATCTCTCTAACATCTTTAAGTACCTCTGCCTTTAATATCCATTTACCTACGTCCCTAGACATATGTCCACTTGAATAATTACTATCATCTTTTAAGTGTCTAAATTCCACAAAAAAAGTATCCTTTATTGCAGAATCTTGTATAGATACTTCTAACTTGTAACCTAAATAACTAAATGCAAAGTATTCTGTTTCGTTAGTTATATATTCAACACCTTCTTCATTTAAACATTTCTTTATAATTTCAGAAATGGTTGATTTACTTAGTTTTTCTTCTTTTTTAACTACTTCTTCCTTTATATCTTCCCCTTCATTATAGACAGACCAAACAACACCAACTATTAAAACTAAACAAAATAATACACAAATTCCTATTGTAATCCAAACCATAATTATTTCCTCCTTATACTAACCCTAAATATTTTAACATTTTATTTGCTTCTACTTCATTCAGTTCTTCTAAGTACAGATACACACTTAGAAATCTATTCTGTAATCTAAACTTATAATAAGGATTCTTAGTCCTTAGTATAAATGTTACCATCTGTGATAACGTTGCTCTGATATAAGGTATCTTATCTTCCTTTGTTCTTAAAATCTTTTTACTATCTTTCATTATAAATTTATATCGTTCTCTTTCTGTCAT